ATGTTGACAATGGCGGCGCAGGCGTTGGAAATGGCGGCGATTATTATGAGCATCCTGTTCTGAAGGATGCCACCGTCGTTGACCCGACGACGATTCCGTTGGATAAGTTCCCCGAGGGCTATGACTTGGCCGATGCAACTCCCGTTGAAATCATCGACAACGGCAACATGGTGTTTGCTAAGGTTCCGGTGAAGAAGGGTACGCAGACTCCGCTGACTGAGGAAGTGGAAATCAGCCTGATGGATATGACGAAGCCTACTCAGCCGGCTACTATTAAGACCACAGCAACGATTCAGAAGGGTGCGACCACTGTTATGCCTAAGCAGATCAAGATGCCGGAGGGCTATGAGTTTTACGGAAACTACAAGATGGATCAGCCCTTTGATCTGACCATGACATTCGTGGTTAAGAAGATCGGCAGCTAAATATTTTTGGTATTCTTCCATACAATATCTACAGAGGCTTCCCCTTCGAGGGGAGGCCTTTTTGCGTCCCGCGAGTTATGATTCACAAACCGTTCATTGTGTTTTGGCGGGCAGGATGATACAATAGAGGAAAATCCAGAAAACGCAAAGGAGCAAGACCATGAAACAATATCCCGGCTATACCCTCGTCAAGCGCGAGGAGTGCCCCGAACAGCACGGGACGCTGACTGTGCTGACTCACGACGTCAGCGGGGCGGCTGTCCTGCTGGTGGAGAACGACGACGACAACAAGGCCTTCGGCATCGGATTTGGCACCTTTCCCTCCGACGATACCGGTGTGTTCCACATCCTCGAGCACTCGGTGCTGGCGGGCAGCGAGAAATACCCGGTGAAGTCGCCGTTTTTGCAGCTGCTCAAGAGCAGCATGGCCTCCTTCCTGAATGCCATGACCTTCCCGGACAAGACGGTCTACCCCTTCGCAACGCCCAACGAGACGGATTTCAAGAACCTGATGGACGTCTACCTCAACGCGGTGTTCTGCCCGCTGGCGATGGTGGACCGGGGCGTGTTCGAGCAGGAGGGCTGGCACCGGGACGAGGACGGCACGGTGAGCGGCGTCGTCTACAACGAGATGCAGGGCGCACTGGCGACGCCGGACGCCCAGCTGCAGAACGCCCTGAGCCGGGCGATGTTCCCGGACACGGCCTACGGCTTCGTCTCCGGAGGCGACCCGGCCTCCATCCCGGCGCTGACCTATGAGAAGTATGTCCGGGTCTACCGCCGTCATTACAGTGCGGACAACTGCTGCATTACCCTCTACGGTAAGATGGACATGGCCGAGAAGCTGGCCTTCCTCGACGAGCAGTATCTGAGCCATATGCCCAAGAGTGTCAGCCGCCCCCGGCTGACGGTACAGGACGAGCAGGCCGGTGTGCGGCTGCACATCCCCTACTACACCGAAAAGCCCGAGCCGGACGAGGCACAGTGCGCGCTGGCGTGGTACACCGGCGCGTTCGCGGACCGGGAGCGCCAGCTAGGTGTGGAGATCCTGCTGGACGCCCTGCTGGGCAACAACCAGTCGCCCCTGAAAGCCGCCCTGCTGGAAGAGAAGTTGGGGGCGGACATTGATGTAGGCTTCGACGACAGCACCTTGCAGCCGACGTTGGAGCTGGTACTGCGGGGGGCCACCGAGGCGTCGGCAGGGAAATTCGCTGCCGCTGTCCGGAATGCTGTGGACGGCATCCTCGAAAAGGGCATTCCCGAAGAGCTGCTGATGGCAAGCCTCAACTCCACCGAGTTCGCTTCCCTTGAGCGTCCGGGCAGCATCCCGGACGGTGTGCTGGACGCCATCCATGCATCCACCGGCTGGCTCCACACCGGCGACCCGGCTCTGCTGCTGCATACCAACGGGCTGTTCGCCTCGCTGCGGGAGAAGCTGGAAAAGGGGTGGTTCAACGAGCTGCTGCGGGAGCTGTTCGCGCCCGCGCCGGTGGAGGTCATCCAAGTGCCCGCCCTGCCCAAGAAGGAGGAAGAGGGCCGGGCCGCCCGCACCGACGGCAAGCTGGTGCTGGACCATCCGTTGACCGCTGCCGACCTCGGCGAGGGCAAGAAGCTGACCCCGGGCCGGGGCGGGATGCTGGCCGGGGCTGAGCTGCTGCATCACCCTTCGGCGGGCAGCACCTACCTGAACTTCTACTACGACATCGGCAATGCAGCGCCGGAGGAGATGCCCTATCTGAACCTGCTGACCGATGTGGTGGACGAGCTGGACACCGGGAAGCACACGGCACAGGAGCTGAACACCCTGCGGAACACATGGCTGGGCCGCAGCGGTGCATGGGTGGACGGCTGGACCGGCCGCCAGCCGGGCCGACCGGTCCATGCAAAGCTGGTGGCCGGGATGAGCCTGCTGGAACGCAGCCTCGAAAAGGCTGTGGAGCTGGGCGGCGAGTGGCTGTATGAAACGAAGCTTACCGGCCCGCAGGCGGAAGCCGCGATGGAGCGGGTGGTCAGCCAGCAGAAGCTGATGATGGAGCAGAGATTCCTGCGGGAGGGCCATGCCTTTGCGTCGATGCGTGCGGCGGCCCACTTCTCGGTGGAGGCCGCCATGAACGAGCGGTGCAGCGGCGTGAGCTACTACCACTTCCTCTGCGGGCTGCAGGAAGAAGCCGACTGGGCCGGACTGGGCCGGAGGCTGGAAGCGCTGCGGGAGAAGGTGCTGGGCGGGAATGCCCTGACGGTCAGCCTCCACGGCAGCGATGCAGCACTGGACACCCTGAAAAAGCTGCTGCCCGGCAGTGCTTTTGCGGCCGGAGAGCGCCGCGCAGCGGTGCCCTACACCGAGGAGCTGACGGCACCGGTGAACGAGGCCTTCGTCATCGACGGCGGCGTGAACTATGACGTGCTGGCATGGCCGATGGAGCGGCGCTTGGAGCGGAAGGTGCTGGCCCGGGTGATGAGCTACGAGTATCTGTGGCACAGCATCCGGGAGGTGGGCGGCGCTTACGGCACCGGCATGGTGACCCAGAACGACGATGTGGAGTACCTCTACACCTACCGTGACCCCCATCTGGCGGAGAGCTACGAGGCCTTCGCCGCCGGGCCGGCAGAGCTGGCGGGGCGCGATTACACCGAAAACGATATGAACGAATTCATTGTGGGCGCTGCGGCCAAGCTGGACACCCCGCGCAAGCCCCGGGACGAGGCTGCGTCCACCGACTGCAAGTATTTCTGCGGCATCACCGACGAGATGAACGCCGCCGAGCGGAAGAGCCTGTGCAGCGTGGATGCTGCCGCCCTCAAGGCTGAGGCGGCGGACCTGTCTGTCCGGATGGAGAAGGGCGTTCGGGTGGCGTTCGGCAGCAAGGAGGCCGTGGAAGCCGCGAAAGCGCTGTTCGACCGGGTGGAAACGCTGTAAAAGAAAACGGAGCACCTCCCGGAGATTTTGCGCAGAAAATCGTGCAAAAGTCCCCTGTCTGTGGAAAAGAACACAGGCAGGGGATTTTTCTTGCCTGAAAATATTACTATAGGGATAAAACACAGTGAAAGATACAAAAATGAATCAAAAAGTATGTACTCCTGCGGAGGGAAAAAGCGTGGTATCCTTTTGCCAACGAAAGAACGAAAGGATGTGAGAACACAGGATGGGGCAGGAAAAGCAGGAGGCGTCCAATGGGATGAAAAATCTTCAGAAGGCGGCAGACACCCTGAGCACCATGCTGGTGCAGGAGATCAAGGGCCTGAACACCCGCCAGCGTGCGGCCCGGAAGGAAAAAAGCACCGACACTGGCCTCATGAAGGATCTCAAGGAGGCCACCGCCGTGCTGAAAGACCTGACAGGCGTGACGAAGACCCTGAACGACCAAGGAATGGAGGAAGAAGGGCGGGAATGCGGCGTGGTGCTGCTGCCGCCGGTGGAGGAGGCATGATGGAAGAAAACAAGGAGCGGAACATCGTCTGGAAGCCCCAGCCGAGGCAGCTGGAATTTATGCGGCGGCCTGAGCCGGAGGCGCTTTACGGCGGCGCGGCAGGCGGTGGAAAGAGCGACGCCCTCGTCATCGAGGCACTGCGGCAGGTGCACATCCCCCACTACCGGGCGCTCATCCTCCGCAAGACCTACCCGCAGCTGTCCGACCTCGTGGACAAGAGCCAGCGCTACTATCTCCGGGCTTTCCCGGAGGCGCAGTACAACGCCACGAGTCATGTGTGGGTCTTCCCCAGCGGGGCGAAGATCTACTTCGGCTCGATGCAGCACACGAAAGACCGGACGAACTATCAGGGCAAGGCCTTCGACTTCATCGGCTTCGATGAGCTGACCCACTTCGAGTGGGAGGAGTACAGCTATATGATGAGCCGCAACCGTCCCACCGGCCCCGGCACACGGGTGTACCTGCGGGCCACCACCAACCCCGGCGGGGTGGGCCACGGCTGGGTCAAGGCAAGGTTCATCACTCCCGCCCCGCCCGGAACACCCATTGAGGAGGAGTGCACGGTGCAGATGCCGGACGGTACGGAAAAGATGCTCCGGCGGGCGAGGGTGTTCATCCCGTCCAGCGTCTTTGACAACCCTGCCCTGCTGAAGAACGACCCGGGCTATCTGGCCAGCCTCGCAGCCATGCCGGAGGCGGAAAAGCAGGCGCTGCTCTATGGCAGCTGGGACAGCTTTTCCGGGCAGGTGTT